TTTTTGCCGCGCCGGGACTTGACGCCCGCACCGCTTGTGTATTATAATGGATAAGTTATAAGAACGAGGTGTTGCGCAGTTGGTAGCGCGCGTGGTTTGGGACCACGAGGCCGCAGGTTCGAGTCCTGTCACCTCGACCACAACAAATGCCGTAGATTCGTTTAAATCTACGGCATTTTCTTTTTCAAGTACACGTTTTAGTACACACTTACCTATTTTCTCTGCAAACTGTGTACCAAATCATTATACACATCCGGACGTGCTTCTTTCAGCGCATCCATAAACTCATCCAGCACACGCCACACTCGCCCGGTATCGGCCTTTTTTACAATCTCCAAAAATTCACTCATCCTGTAAACGCTCCAATTTCCGCATTACGCCATTATAAACTTTAGGGTTTGCTACATACAAGGCCGACATAAGCTCATCCAGCACGTTCAGCGCTGCTGTGATGTCTACGTTTGACACAGCCTGCAAAAAGTCACTGCCACCAACAGCGGCCCTTGTATGCGGCTCTGCCGCTTCGTAGTAACTCACAGGCTCTTGCAGTTCTGCTTTTTGTGGGGCAGGGGATATATCTGCAAGTTGCTGATTTTTCACAACATACAGCGCCGCCAAATTTTTAACTCTGGTCATGGTAAGTTCGCTGTTTTCGATTTCGGCTATAGCGCCGTCAATCTCTCGCACGTCAACCATAGCCCTTACACCTCACTTTAACCGTTTCGCATCGTGTCAATGCAGCGCTGGATGACTTCCCTGTCTTTGCTGTCAGCCCCGCGCATAATATCTTCCATGCGGGAAATCAGTGAATCGTGCCCATCGTCCATGCTGTAGTGCCCGCGCACATAATGCGAACCGCGCCGCGCATAGCTGCTGCCGCGTCCATAATTGCCGCGCATGTTGGCGCTCCAATCACCATCGCGGCTGTAATCCTCATCGCGGCTGTAACCGTCATCTTCCAGCATGACAATTTTGTCGATGTTTTTGATAGTGTCAGTCAGCTTGTGAACAGTTTCCAAGTCACCGGCAGACATTTCACCCTTCTTTCCGATTTCGTCCAGTTCTGCGCACAGCATGTCTTTCAAGTCATACAAAACTCTTTTACTCATGGTTTACTCCTTTCAGCTCACTCTCTCGACCACAAAGTTTGCGTTCGCAAACAAAACGGTTTGTGTGCTTGTATTTTCGGCAGCAACGGTCAGGCAGCAGCCGCGCGGAACTTCAACAAAAGACGTCACATAGATATTAAAGAAGTTTTCTACTGCTGCCGGTGTAACGGTTGCAGTCGCACTGTTCAGCGGTTCACCGTTGATGGCAAGCGCCGCCGTAATAGCTTCCACTGTGCCGCCTGTAGGGATAGCAACGTTTGCACCGAAGCCCACTTTGAAACGAGCTTTGCACTGGTTCGTAATGCCGCGCAGCGTAACAATACCGGCGCCCTCTCTGTGTACGACACAGCCCTTGCCCGCTACTGCCTTTTCCGTCAGCGGCACGTTCTGGCCTGCTGCCACGCTCACGGTATTGGCGTTTGTAAATTCAGCCATAAAATCATTCCTTTCAAAAAAAGATAGTGGCGGGACGATTGCCCCGCCACATTTTGCACTATCGGCACGGGGCCGAACATGTCAGATGTTCCGACAAGTTGCCGTATTCATTTTAGCATCCGCAGCCGTTGCAGGTTCCGCAATTCCCATACTGATACGGAGCAGGAACGGGGAAAGCCGGAACAGGGCGGGGGTTGTAGTAAGCAAGCTGCCCGCTCATATAGGCTTTCAGCGTTTCATTCTGCGCAGCCTGACTTGCGGCAAGCTGTGCAGCAAAGAGTTGCTGATTCTGCTCGGCAATCTTGGCATCTTTAGCCTCAATGCGCTGCGCCGTCAGTGCGTCAAGCACAGCGCGGGCGTTCGCGTTCTGGTTTTCGATGATGTCCCGAGTGCCGTTCTGGATAGTCTGGCGCGTGTCGCAAGCCTGCGTAGCAAGGTTGTAGTTTACGCCCTGAATAGCCTCGCGGGTCTCGCAGCAGCAATTTGCCTGCTGCATCTGCATGGCATTCAGCTGCTGCATAAATGCCGCCTGCTGATTGGCGCGGCTGATTTCAGCCGACATAAAGCCCTGCTGCATAGCGTTCTGCACACCGTTGACAAGCTGTGCCTGAGCATAGAAGCCGTCACACAGGCCGTTGTTTACGACGTCGATTTTGCGCTCAACGTTGGCAAAATCACTGGTGAGGATGTATCCATCAACTGCGCCGGTGCTGCCGTTGCCGCCAAAGCCGTTGTTGCCCCAGTTGCCGCCCCAGCCGCAGAAAACGAAGAGGAAGAGAATAATAATCCACCACGCACCATCGCCGCCAAAGCCCCAGCCGTTGCCATTGCCCGTATTTGCGGGCTGAACAGGCATTGTCATAACAGTGCCGTCCGAAGAAAGACTCATGTTTAACTCCTTTCAAAAGTTGAATGTATTGTTCACCGTGCGCACGGTTTGAACCTATTTTAAAAAGCTCTGGAACTGCTGCGCCATCGCTTGCAGCTGGTCTAGCTGCTGCTGGCTCATTTTGCCAGATTGCAGAAGCTTTTGAACTTCTTGCTTCGGGTCGCCTTGGAAATTCTGTCGGAACTGCTGAAACTGCTGCATCATTTGCTGGAATTGTCCCATTGCGCCCGGAATTTTGCCCCCGCCAAGAGCGTTAAACAGAGGGTTGCTCATTGTCTGCCTCCTTTTTCTTGCGCGTCAAAGGTTTATCTGCCGCCAGCGCGTCAAAGCGGGCTGTCAGCGCGTTAAACTCTTGCCGTGTGACATATTCTTCTTTCGGCTTTTGAGCGGTCTGTGCGGGCTGTTTCTGGCTTGCCGTGCGTTCTGAGTAGTCAAAAACGCGCAGGGGCTGCGGCATACCGCTGGCGTCGGTGGCCTTAATGTAAAATGTACTGTTTTCGCTGTCCATCAGCAGCACACTATTCCCCGCCGCCACCATATACGCTTTGGCGCCCTCTTCGCCCTGCACCCAGATAATAGGCGAACTTTGCTGCGCGGGCTGTTGCTGCGGATACGCTGCCTGTCGGAGCTGTGCGAGTTGATCGGGCATGGCAGACGGCATCTGCTGCCCCATTGGATAATAGTTCGGCATATAGCCGGGCTGATACGGTACGCCAAACGCCATAGTCAATCATCCTTTCTGCCAGTAGTACAGCGGCACTTCATCGCCGCTGTCCCATGTATCCAGCCAGTCCCCATTTTGCACGCACACAACATGCGTAGCCATTGCCAAAATATATGTGCCGTCCGAGTGGTCTTTTGCAAACTGCGCCACTGTGTAACAATCCGGGCAGCTGTTTGGCAACGTGTAGCGCTTCCAACCACATCGTCGCAGATAACTGCCCCAGACATAGTTTGCAGACGGCATATCATGCAGTTCAAATCCTGCCAGAACCAGCGCCGCATATACAGCCGCCCACGATTGATGCGTTGCGGCTGCAATGGCTCTGACGGTACAATCGCCGACGCGCTTTTGTTCCGGGTTTAGGTTGATTTGCTTGTATGCCATCCGAACCGCTCCTTTTATCTTAATTGTACACAAAAAAACGGCACACTGTGGGCCACCGAAGTGCCAACATTGTGCCGTCTTTGGGACAAAATAAAAAAGGCGCGGCCACAAAAGCAGCCGCGCCCTTTAAATTAGCCTATTTTGTTTTTGATGCTGCGAACGCGCCGTTTTACCGTGCGCTCGCTACAATTCAGTTCTGCCGCAATATCAGCATTGCGCCAGCCGCGCCGCCGAAGCTGCAAAACATCCGTTTCTTCATCGGTCAGCAAACCACCGACAAAATCAAACTTTGGCATGATTACTCATCCTTCTTGTTCTTGCTTTCTGTCTGCGTGCCAAAATAAAAGGCCACAACCATCGTCACAATGGTCATGACCGTGTCAGGCTGTAATTTCTCCCGCAGCGCCAATGCCGCAAACACTGCAACGACAACCAGCGTCACAATGGTCTTGACCTTGAAAAGCGCTGCAATGTTCTTGATAAAATCACCCATAGAGCTGTACCTCACTTTCCGTCCAAATCGTGCAAACGCTGCTCATGCCGTTGCAGCGTTTCATCTTGTTCTTCGTTGTGCTCCCACAACCGTTTATGGCTCGCACTGTTGCTCTTGTCGTTTTCCTGCACTTGCTTGGCCACGCTGTCAAGCAGCGCTTTCAGCTGCGTGATACTTGTATTCAACTTCAACAGCGGCGTCGTGACCGTTATAATCAGTCCAGCAAGTACAACAATGTCCTTGACGATATCCCAATCTGTCATCCTTCACTTCCATTCCGGGCGTCAGGCCCATTCGCTTTTATACAGTCCGGCATCCGTCAGGCCGCGTTCCTTGCACAGCAGGTAAATTGCATCCGCATCTCCCTGGCTCACCGGCCCGATGGTAATCACTTGTAGCTTCCTTTCAGGCTTGTCCACCGCAGGCAGGGCCTTGACCAGATGATTCAAATCAACCACGGCAGTGATGCCCGGCACGTCGCCCTTTGCGGTCTGGCTGTACTGGTGGATGTATCGCGGCAGCGTCTTGTCGTAGTTCGTGCGCGTGTCGGCCAGCCATCCGATGTAATCTTCACACAGGTAGGCGTAGTCGATGTTTGCGCCTGCGAACGCCGTGAAGGTGTAAATTCCTGCCGCGAATCCGTGCGCTTTGGCCTTTTCGCAAAATGCCATTGCGATTGCCGTGCGCTGGTCTTTCGTCAGGTTGTCGGCGCGGCCATCGTGAACGCCGGTCTTGGTTGTGTGTCCCCATTCGCTGTCGAAGAACAAGGGATAGCCTGTCGGGGCCAGGCTTGCGCAGAAATCAGCTTCCTCGCGGGCTTCGTCCACCGTGATGGCCTGCGAGAAGAAGTAAAAGCCGAACAGCTTTCCGCTTGATTTCGCCCCGGCAAGGTTAGCCTCGTACTGCTCGTCCTTCATCAGTGCGCCGCTGCCATAACCACGGTAGCCGATGCGCACCAGGGCGCGGTAGGGAACCTTTGCCCAGTCGATAGCGCCCTGATGATGAGACACATCAATCAGAACTTCCTCGCCGCTTGTCTGCACAGGCTGGCCACCGTATGTGCCCGCCTTGTTGGGTATGCCTGCATACGCAGTCGGGTCAAGGCCCTTGCTCGTGGCAGTGGCTCGCACCTCAAAGTGGCAGTGCGTCCATGTGCCTGCGGCGTTGCCGGTCTGCCCGACAACCGCCAGCACATCGCCGGTCTTTACTTTCTGCCCTACGCTTGCAAGCAACTTGGAGCAGTGGCAAAAATACAGGTAGTTCACTGCATCCGGGGTCTGGTTTGCGTCCAGCTTCACGCAGATATAATAGCCCCATTCCCATGTCTTGTTGCTCTTGTTCGTCACGATGCGGGCTGTAACGACGGTTCCTGCAATGCTCTTGCCGTTGTAGCCGAGCATACGGATTTTGTCGTCATCCATACCGCAAACATCAATGCCGCCGTGCCAGGTCTTTCCGCCGCCGCGCGTGTAACCGTAGCAGCTGTACGGGTACTTCACGAGATTTCTCCCACTGAAAATCATGGTATCACTTCCTATCATTCGTCGGTGGTATTTTCAGCGCCGTCAACCTCCGGCACATCCGGCGTCTCCGTAACCTCGTCTGCGCGCTCTCTCTCATCCACCGCATCATAATACGCCTGCGCAAGCGTCTCCACCTCGGCAATGTCCTCTTCGGTCAGCAGGCCGTTGTCGTAGTGCGTGTAGGCTTTATCAAGCCAAAATGCAACATCGCGTCCTGCTGCAATCTCTCGCTTAATACTGCGCAATGTTAAATCGTGCCGTGCTTTACTTTTAATCGCCATTTTATTTCTCCTTTCATGTTTGCGAGGCTACTGCCTCTTCCAAATCGTTGATCCGTTTAATTGGGTCTGCACGTCCAGTAACGGTCGCGCTGTCGGCGTCAGTCAGTACGGTGTTTGCTCCTGCAAGCGCGGGGATGGACTGTGCGCCTGTCGCGGTGAAGAGTACAGGCTCCGCCAGCTTGTAAGCAATTTGTACGGGGGTTCCTGCGGCGTTCTGGGCGGCAATGTAGGCTTTTAACGAAGCAACTTCATGTCCCGCTGATATATCGGGCAGCAAGCTAGTCGGCACGCAGTACATAAAATAGCGCGACTTTCCGGTTGTCGCAAAGCCAATTCCAGCCAGCCGCCCACCCAACACATCTAGGCCGGACGGCGCTAAATGGCTACAAATGCCTTTTACGTTTATGGCATCATAATCTGTGATGTCGTATGTATAAAATCCTGTAACAGCAGGGTTGTGAGCGTTGATTCCCCATGAGAACCATGATTCTGTGCCATTTAGAATTACGTGCTTCCACGTATCCTGCCCATCTCCATTCACCGCGTCCACCTCACCGCCATACACGGTTTCAGGCAGGGTCAGGGTGTTGGTCTGCCCGATGTAGGGTGTGTAGGTGGTGGGAGCGGTGGAGCCAGAGACAATCGCAACTGCGAATTTTGTTGTGAGCGTAAAAGGCTTATTAACATGCAGATACACATTAATTTTGCTCGTATTCTTTACAGTGAGAATTGCTTGTCGTTGTTTAGGTCCCATCAGCGCTTGTACGTCGCCATAAATCCACAAAACGCCGTTGTCCTGCATACTGTCTCCACCGAACAAATACGCACAATATGTACCAGGCCGCAAGACGTAACCTATTGCAAGCCACAGGTTGCCACCTTGTAATTCACCATCAACTTGCAACCAACCATTGTCGTTTTTTATTGTTGGTCTACCAACAATTTCGTTTACCAGTTTTATATTCAGCAGATTCTCCCCGCACCTTTCTACCGTCACGCTGTCCCTGCCCTTGATGGGACGGATGTTTTCGTAAGGTGCCCAAGCTGTGGGCGTGTTGCCCTTTTCAATCTGTGGCTGTACAGTGGTTTTTACCGTTGCACCAGATTGAACTCGAACATACAGCGCTGTATTATCGCTTGGTCTAAACACAGTTACACCAGATACGAGTCCTTGCGCAGAAATGACGTTTTCACCTACAATGCTCCAGTTTCTATCCGTTGAGAGCGAGATAGGATAGGAAAAGTTCGCAATCAGGACATAGATTGCGGTTCCTGTAGCTGTGCCGTTTACAACCACTTCGCCTGTATTCAAGCGAGTGAAAGTGATACCATTAATTGTCTTCGTTGCAGTCTCATATTCTGCTGGGTTTAGCTGATTCTTCCCGCCGCCTGCCGGATACGGTGTTCCGCTGCCCTCCTGCACAGGCTCCCAGCTGGCTTTTACCCCCAGCGGGTATCCCACTACTGGGTAGCACACAACAGGGTTGCCGCTTTCTTCCAGCGGCGGGCAAAGCATGTCAATGATGTGCTTGCTGCTCCACGGCTTGTCCTCGCTCACCGCCGCATCATCAATCTGTACGCCGTCCTTTCCGGCAGGCCCCTCCGGGCCAACCTCTCCCTGCGGCCCCTGCTCACCGCGCTCACCCTGCGGGCCAGTATCACCCTTGGGGCCAACCGGGCCAGTTTTGCCAACAGGCCCCTGCGCGCCGGTATCGCCCTTCTCGCCTTGTACACCCTGAACGCCCTGCTCACCTTGGGGGCCGCGCTCTCCGGTGTCGCCCTTCTCGCCCTGGATACCCTGCGCGCCTTGCGGCCCAACAGGTCCCTGCGGGCCGACTGGGCCGATAAACTTCCCGTTGTCGGCGTCCTCCCTCACGCTGTTGGCGACGTCCTCCGCGTTCGTGGCGCGCTGATCGGCGTCCTTTGCCGCGTCCCGGGCATCCTGCACCGCCTGTAGCACCTGCGCCGCCAGCTCTGGCGTCGGCTCTGCATCCGTGCCGCCGTATATGCCCGCTTGCTCAAGGATAAGATACTCCACGTTACAACTCGCCCGCTGCACGCCGGAGGCCAGCCCGGCCAGCACAAACACGCCATCCTTGGCCTCCTTCGTCACCTCGGGCGGCACGTCCATGGCATCCCCATCCAGCAGGGCCACGCGCAGCGGCTCTTCCCGCCCGGGGATGTGCCACGTTGCGGTGAGATTCAGCCCGTCCCACCCGGCCCCGCGCTCAATTTTTATAGATTCTATGCCATAGCTGGAATTAGTCCCAAGCACCAGCTTTCGCGGGGTGGGGGAGTAGTTGTCAAGTCTCAAAGTATGTACCATGTCCTACCTCCTTAACAGTAAACAGTTTCTCGGCGTTGATTATGATTGGCCCTCTCATGGTTTCATTTCTCATACCGTGTGCCCAAATCCAGCATGCCGCCGGTGAAAGTGGCTTTGTACCCGGCAAGGCTGATTTCATGAATAATTGTGTTCTCTGCCATGCTTTAGTCCTCATCTCATACGGTAACAATAAACTCCGGCGCCTAATGTATAAACAACACCTGGATCATGATTCGTTTTGTGGAAAATGTCATATAGGTAGGTTAGTGGTGTTATCTGTGCCGTGCCGTTTCCGGCATAGGCTCCAATATTCAGCATATTGGCATTGCAGACATTTGTAACTGCATGAACATTTCCAGAGCCACTATAATGCGCCAAAAATCCGGGCTCCGGTATGCCTTGTGCAACCACTGTTGCCGCGTACTCCGGAATAGGGTTTCCATAGCCTCCCTGATACTGTATGACCAGATATAAATATTTGTCTTTTGTCCATGTTGCCGCCTTTACGTGGCCTCCGCCGTTGTGGTATCCTGCGGGGACCGTGTAAGAACTTCCCGGGTTTATGGTTGTGTCCACTGCGCCCCGGTTCGGCATATTCCCTTTTTTAAGCGTCTTATCCACAGCATAAAAGCTTTTGCCCGCCAGCACATTGTCAGCAGCAGCGGTGGCTTGTGCCAGCTTCGCATTGGATAATCCACCGCCGCCGTTAAAATCCAGTCGGCTCCCGTCAAAGGTAAACAGCACCCACCGCCCGGCAACAACGCTGTCACCGTCCGCCGCATCCGCGCCGCAATACGCAGGCACGGCCACACCGTTGACTGTCCACGTGTCGCCCGAACTCCACGCGGCGGGGACTTTAAACCGCCCCACCGCGCCCTCGCCCATCAGCGCATACACGCTGCCGCTCTTGTTACACTCATATTCCTGCACGCAGACATTTAACCCGCCACCAGACGGGTCATACTGCGCCTTTGTCATCATTGCTGTGCCACCGTGCAGTTGCGACAGCTCAGTCTTTACCTTTTCAAGCAATGCGGAAAACTGCGCCTGAATGGTGGTAGTGTCAACGCTAACCCAGTCCGTAACAAGCCCACATACATCGGGGTCCAGCCGTTCGTCCGTGATGCTATCCGCAGAAATGCGGCTTACAGCTGCTGCAACGTAAATACGCGCAAGAGAAATTTGCCGTTTTAAAGTGTTGTTTGTAAGTTCCGTGGCGGTAGGTGCATTATTCGGCGTTCCTTTTAGCACTTCAATACGCGGCTTTTCCGCATAATCCACCGTGTCCCAGCTAACAACAATCCTGTCAATACGTGGCAAAATGGCATCTGGCAACGGGATTGTCAGCTGCAACTCGCTTCCAGTCTGTTCTTTTGTATCATTCCAAAAAACTGTGCCGTCCGCTTTGTCGTTCGCCAGCCAGCCCACGCCATCTGAAACGCTTACCGTCATATCGCCGTTTGCGGTAACACTTAAATTGCCATCTGCGCCAAAAACGCCGCTGGAACGCCCATGCAGCCATTTCATCACGTTTTCGGCTCCGATATATTCATCCACGTTATTCGGAAAATTTTTGATTTCTGCCACTTTATCACCTCAAAACTGTTAAAATCGGGTCACCAATAACCAGCTTGACGCTTGATCCGTTTGCATCCTGTGAATACTTTGCTGCCGTGATTCTTGCCTTGTACTTTACACCCAGCCGCAAAGAAACGCACCAAACCAAATCGCCAACATTGTATGCCGTGCCAAGCTCGTCACCGTCTGCGCCAATGTCAAATCCGTTTCGGTTCAAATGGCTGCCTAGCTGCAACGCCGCATACTGCTTAACGCGCGTCTGAAACGCAGCGTTTGTCTCGCCATCCTGCTGGCTATCTCCGCTGAAGCTCGCCCACAGTTCGCGCCGTTCCGCATCGCTGGCCGTGCCAGCCTGCACCACAAATTTTGTACCGTCTTTGTACTGCGCTTCACAGTAGCACACATTTTTGTATTCAGAAATATCTTTGTCAACTACCAGCCCGGGCGCTGTTCCGCGTTCCTGCACAAACAGCACGGCGTCTAATCCCTTTGTGCGGTCAACACCCTTATACAATTCAAACGTTTCCGTCTTGGCTCTGTAGTCCAAAACCATCCGGTTCCCAATCCCGGCATCTGTCAAAATCGGTTGTATGCAGTTTAACAGTTCATCCCCGTACACCTCTGTTGCCGTCACAGTTTCTGTCAAGCCTTTTTTCTCTGCCAGCAGTACCGGCAGACCGCGCAGGTTGGCAGTAATAACCCTGTATACATCCGTTTCCACGTTGGCAATACTGGCAGTTGCCGCAATAACACGCCGGTTTAGCTTATTGTTCAGACTGTACCCGTTCAACGTGATTTCGCTATTATCACAATCGAACTGTATTTCTTCCACCGTATACGCAAGTCTTCGCTCTACAATGTACAAAACAGCATCCAGCTCCACTATCCCGATGTTGTAATCATCCATCGGCAAAACTACCGTAAATTTTCCCACATCGTTATAGTAGTCGCTGAACTCGCTGCTGATGGCGTGGGTAATTTCGTGTCGGTTGCTAAGGTCATGGGAGAACAGCTCTAATCTCATATTACCGTTACACCCGCACTTTCTTCCGCAAACGAAACGCTCATTTCAACGTTTTCAAGCCCACTGTCCGCAGTAGGCTTCCACGCATTATCGCCCGTATGAATTCTGTACAGTGTGCTTTCAAGCGTAAGCGCGCCCCGGCAGTCGCCGTCCTTAGAGCTTGTGACCGTTGTTTTCCCGTGCGATGTCTTGATAACGACGCGCTCATCTTTCACAAGCGTTTTTTCCAGCCGCAGCACTTCACCTGTCAGCATGTTTTCAATGCCTACGTTTGCTGCCGTCTCGCCGACGCAATTGATTTCCAGCATAAACGGCACATCGAACTGCCCGAAATTCTGCAAAACAATGTATTTCAGCACAATGATTTTGCCGAAATAATACGTTTTGCTGATATTCCATGGAAATTTAAAACCTTTTTGCACGCCGCGCAGCTGCATTGCCTTTCGTTCGCCGCTTTCCCAATACGGGTAGGGGGCAAGTAGGCCAAGCTGAAACGGCGCACCGCGTTTTGATGCGCCAATGGTGGGCGATGCCGTTACAATAACGTCTATGTGCCAGTCTCCGGCATATAACACCCCGGTCAGGTCAGGTCGTACAACGGTCATAAGCGTATCTTTCAGCGCTTGTGCATTGTCGCCGATAACTTTACCATTGATGGTAATAGGCCGCGTCTGAATGGCCTTAGATTGCACAGTAGCACCTACTTGACCGATGCCCTGCGCCGTGTTGGCAGTGACAGAAATTGTATCAATGCCATCCGGCTTGCTGATAAGATAACCATGCGCGTAGTCAAACACGATAGACTGCCCCAGCGAGTTGACATATTTGAAAGTCTTGCTCAAAAAACTCATATCGCCCACCTCGCCCGCTGGAAATACGCAGCTGTACTTGCTGCCAGTTCAACCGGTGTCTGCTTTGCTGCGTAAATATTTTGCGTCAGGGTAAAACCGTTGCTGCTGCCCTTGCCGCGTCTGTAACTGTCCGCCTCATCGGCTGTCAGCACCATCTCGCCGCGATGCAGGTTGGCAACATAGTTGTTATAGGGGACATAATCCATGCCGCCTGCGTGGCTGCCGTCAGACCCTGTATTGTTTTTGACGTCGCCTGCATTGATGACAAAAATGCTCTTGATGCCATCCCACAAGCCCTGCACAAAGCTGACAAGGCCATTCCAAACAGCCGCAATGCCTCCCTTGATGCCCTCTACAACGTTTTGGCCTACCGTAGAGAAGAAACCAAACACACCTTCAAAGATGCCCTGAATCGACGCCCACGCGCTCTGAAAGTCACCAGACAACACAGCGTCAATCGTAGAAAACACGCCGGTAATCAAATCAAACACAGTCTGGAAAAAGCTTACCGCAACATTCCAGATGCTTTGAATAATGATCCACGCGCCCTGAAAGAATCCGCTGATAATCGGTGCAAACGGCGTAAAGATGACAACAATTGACTGGAAGATAGCCTGAAAGAATGCGCTTGCCCATGCCCACACAGTCTGTACAAGGCTCCATGCAGCGCTGAACGCTTCACCGATGCTCTGTATGACCGGGGTCAAATCTGTAATGACCTGCGTAACAACCTGCCCGATAACCTGCATAGCCGCTTCAACATAAGGCTGTACAAATGCCACTACTTCCTGAATCTTGGCAGAAATCGCATCCAACGCAGCATTAACGCCATTTCTAAAATCTTCGTTCTTTGCATACAGCACAGCCAAAATGCCAACCAGTGCGCCAATTGCAACCACAACCAGTGTAATTGGGTTTGCTGCCAAAACCGCATTAAAAGCGGCTTGCGCTTTTGCCGCTGCCGCCTGTGCCAACGTCATAAGAGAAATCTTTCCTGTAAGCAATCCGGCAAGAACTTCGGATGCCTTTAATGTGCCATTGAGCGCACCCTGTGCAATTTCCGTGTCAGAAAGTCCCATGCTGAACAAAGAAACAGCAACCTTGGCTTCGTCAAAGGCCGTCACCATCTTTTGGATTTTCGTCCCGATTTGCCAGCCTTTTACAGCTGCACCAACCGTCACAAGTGCTGGTGCGATTTCTTCAATTACAGGCACGACTTCTTTAGCTGCTGTTTTAACATTGTCAAAAATGACAAGCAGAAACGAAAAGTCAGAGTTTTCAATCGCGCTTGTCAGCCCGGAAATAATTGCATCGCCAAAAAAAGAAAACACATCAGCAACAATGGGCTGCAATTCGCTTGCTACACTGCTTAACCCGCCGAAAAGTGCATGCAAGCCCTCTTCAATAGTCGGTTCAAGCTCCATAATCACGCTGCTCACATAAGGCGCAAGCTGTGTGACCAGTTCGCTCAAACCATCAATCAAAGTAGGCACAATTTCTTTGATGCGCGGTATAATGTTGTTTCCGGCAGTAATAACGCTGTCAACAAGGTTGTCCACCAAGGTTTGAAAGTCTTGCTCCGGGTCTGCAATACCCGTCAGCAGATTTTCCCAAGCGCTCTTCATCGACGCTGTACTGCCTTGAATTGTAGTTGCAGCTTCCTTGCTGGTCGTTCCCATAATGCCCATGTTGGCCTGCACGACATGAATCGCTTGTACAATGTTCGCATAGGACATACTGTTTGAATCGACCGTAACACCAAGCTCTTTCTGCGTGTCCGTCATGGCAGCAGCTTCTTTGATAAGCCGCTTCATTTCAGCTTGCGTGCCGCCGTACCCGATCTTAAGATTGTCGAGCATAGTATAGTTTTGCTTCGCAAATCCGTTATATGCATCCTGTATGGACTGCATATTGGTGCCCATCTTGTTCGCGTTATCGGACATATCCGAAATTGCAGTATTTGCCATTTCAGCGGCTTTTCCTGTGTCACCGCCCAAACTTGAAACCAGAGCAGCCGCAAACGATGTGGATGTTTCCATGTAATCATTTGCTGAAAGACCTACATTCTTGTATGCGTCTTTTGCGTAGCTCTCTATGATTCCCGCGCTATCTTTGTACAGCGTTTCCACGCCGCCTACAAGCTGCTCGTAGTCCGCATAGCTGTCCAACGATGCCTTGCCGATTGACACGGCCATGTTTGCAGCGGTTTTACCGATTTCCGTAATGCCGTTGGCTACGGTCCGCAAACCGTCCGAAACAACATTGCCAAGCAGCGTACCGCTAAACACGTCCATCAAAGACGATGCGCCGCCTTTTGCCTTCTCAACGCCTTTTTCATAGTCGTCTGTGTTCAGACTTAATTTTGCATATAAGTTAAAAACGTCCAATCTATCACTCCCTTCTTGAATTTCTGCTTTATCTGCTGTATTCTAAGCAATAGGAGGTGTTTTTTATGACAAAAGCAAAAAATGCAGTAATCGCCGGTGATTTTATGGGCAAAAAGGTGTCTGTTTCATTTGGCAAAGTCTCTATGGACGTTGGTGGTCTATCAGCACTTGAACTAAACAGCCGTACTGTTGCCGGTTACTCTGTGGTAGATGAAACTCACAAAACATCTATGGCTTCCGGCGTTATGCGCGGCATGGTCGGCGGTGCTTTGTTTGGTGGTGCTGGCATGGTTGCCGGTGCAATGACTGCCAAGCAAAAGGGCGTTTATCAGGTTGTTATACAGCTTATAGATGACCCGCAATGGCGTTACAGCGGCAAGCGCTTCCTGTTGGAAGTTGACGAGCCAACCTATAAAGCCATTATCAAAAATTGTTTCTAAGTTTAGCCGCCCTCTGTTTGGGCGGCTTTTTTCTTTGCTTCTTTCAATCCATGCCGCGCCGCAAAGTCTTTAAAATCCGCCTGCACCTGTTCCGGTGTCCGCGTATCCACTTTTGGCGGGTGGATAATATCAATATATCTCGCTGGCCTGTCCTTTACGCCTGTCACAGCTACCACAAGGCTCCACGCACTGTCTGTCATGTACACCTTGTACATTTGTTCTTCAAAATCAGCTTTTAAAGCGTAAGGAAGCGCCGACACAAGCGCCTTTGCGCCCAGTTTCGGCATTTTCAGCAGTACAGGGATTACTTGTTCTGCCCGCCACCGAGATACGATTTGAAAAAATCAACAAAACCCTTATCGTTCAACAGGTCGTAAACTTGCTTGCAGGTGATAAGGAAATTCTGTTCGCCGATTTCTTCCACCGTCAGGCCGTTGAACGGGGCGAGAATTTCGTACACGTCCTCGCGGTGCTGTTTCAACGCAATGTTCAGCAGCTTAACGATTTTCGCAAGGCCGAAACGCTGCATTGCAATGCGGGTCGTTTCGCCCTTCGGCATCGTTTTCTGCATCTCTTTCACAAGCGCTTCATCATCGATCAGGTTTGTGATGGGCTGCGCGATTTGCAAAACGACTTCCAGCGCTTCGTCAGTGCTAAGTTCAGAAAAAATCCGCATTATGCTTCATCCTCTCCGGCCTTGATATACACCTCGCACGGCACAGTGTCCTGCGCAGTAATAGAATAATGCGCCGTGTATTCAAAGCTCATCTGGCCTTTTTCCTTGTCGCCGGTCTGCAAGCTGAAACCGCCGGTGGACAGCGTATTCAGCATGTGGATGGCGCAGAAACCGCCATTCGTAGTGCCGTGCTTGTCAGAGTAATCGCACAGCAGCCACAAATCGGTAAAGTCGCTGTCTTTCAAATCATTGCGCGGCGTAATTTTGGAAACCTTGGAAGTAGTCGTAACATCCGCAGCGCCAAGCATGCTTTTGGCATTTTCTGCCGATGCCGAAACATAAGTGCCACTGCACTTGACTTCCCAAGATTCAATCTGCTTCAGCTCTTTCATGTTCTTGGGACAGTTGTCGATGTCCTCGCCGAAGTCGGTAAAGCTGGGCACAGCCGTAAAGTTGATGCCGCCAGTTGTGGCGCCCAGCAGCGCACTTTCTTCCGGCGCAGTACCGGCAGTCGGGTCAAACGTAGTTGCAAGATAGCCCGCGTTCAAGACCAGTTCTTTAAACGCAGATTCAGGAATACGAGTAAATTTCATGCTTTCACCTCAATTTAGGCATAAAAATTCGGCGGTCACATTGATGAACCGCCGCTTTAGGTTTTTGTCTGTGTCATCTGCCAGCGCCTGGCAGAATGGGGAGCCGCGTTTTAACCAAATCAAGCCGTCATCTACCGGCAGCGTCACGCCGCCAATGCCCAGCGCGTCAGAAAGCTCAAGCGCCTTTGCATTGGGCACTGCTTCGCTCGTGGTATGGAACCACATGTTGACCGTAAGCGATACCGCCCCGCCGCCCCATGCGTCAAACACGGCATCATAGGTCAGGTATGGGAGCACCGCGTCATCTGGCACGGCGTTGCTGGCGTAAGCGGTCATAAACTGCCCGAAAAACTGCTGTAATGCAGCTCCCTTTGTCATGTAGGCAATCCCTCCCGCAATCGTTCAGCCGTAAAACTTTTTAGGCCGTTCAGCATAGTGGAAGCGCTTGCCGGGGCTTGCTTTTCTTCCGGGCGGCTCGTGACCCGGAAATATGCCCCGGTCGTCACGTCCTTGTACACGCTGCCGTACTCGATGGGCACATCTTTCCGCACAATGCCGGTATATACGCTGGTCACGCCCTGCGCTTCGGCCTGCCGTGCTTCAAGGCTGCTGTCCAGTGCAACATAATTCGCAAACTCTGCGCCCTCTCTCCACTCGGTAGCATAGCCGCTTTCTCCGTCAGGCTTTGTCAGCTTGTCCATGATGATGCAGCTATGCGAAAAATCATCTAAAAGACTCATAGCTTTCTCCATTTGTTCAGCCGAGAAGCAAACACGCCCTGCCAGCTCGTCACAGAGCCGCCAGAATTGCCGTTTGCGCTCGATTTGGTGTAACTGTACCCCGCAAAGCTCTCACTCTGGAATGGGCTGTTTGCGGCGTTCTCGTACTGCGTGCGCCACGCCTTGATTTCTTCTTCAAGGCGCAGAAATTCGGCAGGCACGGCCATGGCCCAGACAGCGCCATCAAACGTTTCATCCCTCAACGAGCAATTGCCGTATTGATACACACCATCGTTCAGAACGCTGCCCACAATGCGGAAATACTGTCCGGCACGCAAAAAAGGGAGCGTAATGCTCCCGCCCTTGATGCTGAACTCGCCCAGATGGGCGCCATTCTGTGTGACAAACCAGTTCCGGCACTCCCTCATCAATTCTTCAAGCATTGCACTCCCTCTTTTTTACTGTACTGCCTTGACAGTTTTTACGCTCCGGGTTTCTGCAGGCGTAATGGTGGCGACGGCGATGCCGTCAAGGTATTCGGCCCAAAGCTTCATACCCATAAGAGCGTACATATCGCCAGTTGCGCGGCTGTAGTCGCCGTCAACATGCACACCAATCAGGTTGGTTTCGCCCTCGACGGTATAGTTCAGGCCCAGCTTGGCGAAATCGCTGTCGGCGGGGTCGATGTAGTACAGGTCGATGTTCTCCACAGGGACGGCAATGACCTTGTTGCGGGCGATGTACTTTGCGGGCAGCAGGAACAGAGTGGAATAACCCATGAAATTCTGAACATAGGTCAGGCCGAAGGCGGTCTGCGTGGTGATTTCCTTGTCGCCCAGATAGCCGTAGAAGTCCAGAATGTTGGCAAAGCCGACAACCTCGGTAACATCACGATCCATGCTGGCGAACTTGTCCAGCACGTTGCCCTTTGCCAGAGCAAGGCCCTGCTGCCAAGTGGTAGCAGCTACAGCCAGAGAGCCAGTGTTCAGGAAGGTGTAGAAGTCGCCCAGAACCTTGTTCTGCAGGGCGACAAGGAACGCCTCGTCGGTCTTTTCAACGGCAACGTCTGCGCCGTACTTGGCGACTGCCTCAACGGACACGCTCTTAGCATACTTGGCAATCTCAATGTCTCCGTAGGTTTTGGGCTCGACCTTCATCTTGGTCAGCGGAATCTCATCGCCCTCGGCAACGGACGTACCGCCAGCCAGAGTGCCGTCAACAGCGGCCTCATAGGAGACCAGCTTCGTGCCGGGGGCCTTGCGGATGGGGCGCATAATGCCCATGATGGTGCGCAGTGCGTCCCAGTTCTTGCCAAAGCGGGTGACAAAGTCAACCTCACGGGCGTTGACAGTAATCTGGGCGGCGGTAGTCAGGTTAGTTTTTGCAGCCATATATTGGCTCCTTTCTGTTAATCGTCAGATTCGTTTTGCATGAGGTTCACAAGCGCAGCCTGACGCTCTGCGGTGGACAGTACATAGCGGCCCTTGTCGTCCGTCTTGTAGATGTCCTCCCGCGTCAGGGCCTTGCCGCCATTGTTGGCAGGGGGAGTAGACGTGTCTGCGCCTTTGGTGCTGCTCTTGGTGATGTACTCGCCATAATCGGTCTTGAGGCTCTTTTCAAGCGCAACTGCGTCTTTGATAGCGCCCTTGTCATCCAATTCCAGTTTGTCAAGCAGGCCGTCTCCCTTTGCAAGGCGTGCGACAGAGGAAACCCGTTTTTCAGAAATGCCGATTTTTAGCAGGACGTCGGACAGTGCCTTTTCTTTGGCAGCCGTTGTTTTTTCAGCGTCTACGTTGGCCTTGTAGTCCCCAAAAGCCTTGTGCTCTGCTTCATACTTAGCCTTGTAGCCGCCGTCGCCCTGCGCTTTCAGGTCGTCCAACTCCTTCTGAACGCCCGGTAGCTTTTCTGCATCGGCTTTATACCGCGTGACGTCGTCCTTCAGCGGGTCTACAACGCCCAGATGGAGCGCCACCAGCTGATTTTCAATTTCGTCAGTGCAGCTTTCGCCAATGATTTTACGGATTTCAGCGCGTGTAAATTTTGCCATGGGGGTTCTCTCCTTTTCTTCGGTGGCGGTTCTTCGCCATTTGAGTTTATTTATTCAAAACAGCTGTGCTTCGCTGTTTTTGCGTATAAAAATAGCACCTGCCGCAAACGCGGTAGATGCTAATAAAAAGAGCCGAGAGGCTTATTTGCCTTTCAGCTCTGCTTCGATTATTCTTTTGTACTGTTCGCCGTGCTCGGCAACGGCAGGCTTGATAAAAGGCTTTGCCCGTTGGCCGTTCGTCAAATGCCAATCTCCTTTTTCGTCTTGGTATACCCACGGCGTTTGTCTGCCGCCGGGGTAATATATGCCGGTTCCGCACTCCACATAAACTGCATACTCGCTGTTTGTGCCGATATACGCAACTTTTTCGCCGTCGTTTACCATATGTGTAATGCTGTTGCGTAGGTTTCCAGTGTCCACAGGGCATAGCTTTTTAGCATGCCCCTCACCGACAAGCCCGCATTTTTCCAGCGCCCGCTGGCAAGCGGCTTCAAGCTCTTTGTAAACTTCAGCGCTATGGTCTTCAAGTGTGATTTTCATTTTACCTTTTCAATCTCGTTTCCCTTGCAATCAATAATTTGATTGTTTTTGTCGAGTTCGATAAGATAATGCAAGCAGTCCGTGTCCCGTATATCTACAACCACACCAATTTTTCCAGATGCAGTTATTTTTACTTTATCAAATTCGCGTATCACTCGTCTGCATCCTTTCTATAGGCTGTCGTAATTCTCGGTTTTCCGTTGCCGGGTTCTTTTATCCAGCAAGTCAAGAATTGCTTTTTCTCCGTTATCCCCAACTTCATGGGAATCGAATACTTTTTGCTCCCATCTTCCAGCTCTATTACATTTTGAACTTTGCTCTCATCGTATTGCTTTGCAATATCGTATCGTAGCTGTATCGGGTTTTCCTTTGCATATCCAACGTCGAAAAATTCTTTCGCATGTTTTGCGCCGGGCTTCAAAAGATATTCTTTGAATTTTCTTTCCGTCGTTTCACATTGCGCTTTTTCTACAAACATTGTTTGCCTTTTTAAGGTCTTTAACGCGTGCCAAATTTCAATATCATTATACTTTAAATCTTGGAACTTGTAAACTGAATCTGGCACTTTATCGCCTAAAACTTTGCGGTATTCCGCAAATTGTTTCTTGTCGGATGAAAAATTGCGCCCTTTCTTCATATATGTTTCCCACGCATATCTGTTTTCTGCTTCTTTCCAGCTATTCCATTGCGTGTAATTCATATATGGGACAAGTACGCTTCTTCCCGTTTCTGGGTCTATCGCTCTCCGCAACTCATGCCGCGATTTTGGCACATCTGGCAAATCCGCTATTGTTGTGCAGCGGCAATTATACACTAGGTATCCCGGCGCAGATTCATCGCCAGGCTTCATGAGCTTATAACCATCAATAATAAACGGCTTTTCCACATCTACCGTTTGCCCGTCTGCCACCGCGTGCGCATGCCGCGTGCGGTTGTCTAACGTTGCCACCCATTGTTTTTTCAGCTTTATGCCCATATCCTGCGCGGAACGGTAAGTATCTAGCCGTCCCGCGTTCTCTGCTGCTGTGACCGCCGTTCTGGCCGTTCGTATAGCGCTTGCGCGGCTCATGTCCCGCATACGGCTTTGCAAGTCATCCGCAATCTTGCCAATTCCCTTGCCTTGCAGAATGGAGCTTGTGACACTAGCTGTAATTTGCTGCTTTCCGTATTTCAGGTCAATGCCGCGCTGCAATGCACGCTTTGGCTGGTAATATGGCATCAAGTCAGGCTGTTCATCGATTAAGCGTTTCACAGTCTGCTCATCCCACAGCGTAAAATCTGCTTTATCGGAAACCTGCTCAATTTTGTAAGCAGCGTAATTGCGGTTCAAGCTGTAAATGCCCGGCGTGGCGTCATTGACATAGGCCACAGCCGTTGCATTGGCATAAGTGTATCTTTCTGCCACCTTGTCCCGCAGCGCCGTAAAACGCTTGCCTCTGCCCATCTGCGCAAGCCGCCATTGCTTGTACTGCTGTTCGGTGATTTCGCCTGCATCGAGCTTTTCTTTCATGGCTGCATCACGCTTCTCGAACTGCTCAAAATAGGCTTTCACCGTGTCGGTCAGTTCGTCAGCAGCTTCCTTGTACAGCTTTGCGATGCGGTTTTCCAGCTTGGCAAGCTCTGCATCTGTCAGGCGGTGCGCGTAATCAGGTTTTTTCATTCTCCGAAACCCACGTTTCAATATTCGCAACATCTCGCACAGCTATTCTCAATTCCCAGTGCGAAAGTTCTTTTAGTTCAGGCCCCGTTTTTGTTTCTTGGTAGACTGGAACCATAAGCAAATCGTCTCTTTTAAGCCCACGAACAATGACAATAACGTCACTGTTCTCCATTTTCGCTTCCAGATGTAATGAAATCGGGATTTTTGGCTCTTTCAAGTTCCTCTGCCGCCTTTCGCTTCATCAAATCCTCGTACTGGTCTGCGTCACCGAGAATGGTCAGCAGCTTTTTTGTGATGTATTCATCATCGTAGTATTCCGCGCCCAGCATCACGGTCTGCGTTTCTTCCTGCTTGTTGATAATCTGGTTGCGCGTGTATGTTGGCTCGTCATCAAGCCCGGCAACCGCCAAAATGCCCTTGATGCAGCGCGTCACGCAGCTTTCAAACTTGTCCGTTTTCAGGTCGAGTGGCACATAACTGGCCTTGATGGCCGTTGCAGTTTGGTTGCCAGCGCTGACAGCCGCAGAATCGAAGGCCTGAAAGTCCTCGTATAACTTTTTGGTGAGCATATCAATAGTCGCCTGCGTGCCTTGAAACGGCGCTTCGATGCTCTGTGGCGTGGCCTTCGCGCCCTCTTCACCGTCAGCATGGGCTACATGGGTCGTTTTCAGACGCTCAATGAACTTTGTGTCGTCCTGCTCGTCCATGCCTCCGCAGTTGGTCAGAACCCAGAAAATCAGGTTGCCTTCGTCAACGTTGTTTACCATGTTGGAGCTAGCAAGGTCGAGCGCGTCAATGGTATTCTGTCGCCCCTGTAGCTCGCTGTGGGCCTTCTCGCCGTTTTTCAGCGGGATAATAGGAAATCCGGGATAGTTCTCACCGTCATAAATTTCTGTGCCGTCTGCCTCGCTGGTGCGCAGCTTCAACTTGTATGCGCGTTTCGGCTTGAGAATCGCCATATCATCGCTTTTGGGCTTTAGATACTCTGTGTAACCGTCAAGCTCGTACAGCGTGGCGCGCAGCGGCTTATTGTCTGCCACCTGCCAGAAACGGATTCCGGCTTTAATAGAGCCGTCTTCCTCGTCGTATAGAGGAACAAATTCCTCTGCTGCGAACACCTGCACATGGTCGAGATTCCAAAACACGAAAGACTGCCCGTCAATCAAAGCATGGCGGGCAGCGTCCATAATATCTTCGTCAAACGTCGCACCCAGCGCCTTTTTTGTCTCCGGTTCCTGAAATGAAACGCCGTTGCCCAGCAAATACGAAACTTCTTGGTCTACGACCAAGCCAAAAAACTTGCTTGCAATCTTGTGATTTGCCGTGTACATGTCACGGTGCGCCTTGCCCTGCATGTCGTAAATGATTTTCTCGTATTTGTTGATTGTAGGGTTTTCTCCGTGGTAATACTTGTTGGCGTTCGCTGCAAGGCGTGTGCTATGGTCGGCCTTATACTCATTGATTGCGCCAAGTATGAAACTCATGCGGGCTTTTTCGTCCTCGCCAACCGCTACAAAATCTTGGTATGTTTTCACGTCTTCTCACCGCCTTTACACGAAAATGCTCTTGTATCTGGTTTCGGCGGTGTCCCCCGCCTTGTTCGCTGTGCTTTCCATCGCATAACGCACTGCATCAATGTGATGGTTGTTCAAATCCGGGTAGCCTTCCAGCACTTCACCCGTCTTGCCGTCCCGCTCGTATTCATACTCGCTGAACTCTTTTGCAGTATCCGGGCATCGTTCCGGGTCAATGACAATAGCTTCCAGCATTTGCAACCATTTTGTGCCATACCGAACCGATTTCGGCCCCTTGCGGGCTGGGAACGTCTTTACGCCGTACTTGTTATAGTCAGCAATAGATTTTGGCTCGGCGCTATCCGCGCAGACTTTATCCTCACGCGTCAGCCCTCTATCCAAAAGCAGTTGCGCAGTGTCCCTGTTGCTGGTTCTGCGCCGTGTCAGTTCATCGAAGATGTACAGCGTGCGCCGCGCTGCGTCATAGTGCATTGCATTGTATGCCCATGGGTCAGGATACCAGCCCCAGTCAACGCCGCGCTTGATTCTGTCGAATGTTTTCAACTGCTCGTCTGTGATTTGTTGAATTTTCAGGTTTTCGAATACCGCTGTGCCGCTGCCGACAACCTCGCCCAGATACTCGTGTCGGTAGGCCGTTTCGTTTGTGCGCTGCAAATATTCAGCATCGGCCAGAAACCGCTCTCCGAGCCATTCTGCGGGCGTTGTTTTGTAGGTGGAATGATGTACTAGCTTTCCCTTGCGGGGCTGCAAAGCGTAGCCGTTCGCCCAGTTGCGGGCCATTGCAGGCGGGTTGAAGCTCTTGAATGTAATTGACCAGTTACCTCCACGCAAGCACGACTGCTCAACATTTCGTATCTGCTCTGCGCCGTCAAATTGGTCTAGCTCCTCAAACCAAGCAATCCCGATATAGCCAAACGGCATCTTCACCGATTTGACCTTGCCTGGGTCATCCATACCGAAAAAAAGCACCTTTTGCCCAGTTGGCAAATAGGTGCATTCCATAGGGGATACAGTGCAGCGAAAATGGTCGTGCAATCCAAGCTCATTGATAGCCCAAACGATTTGCGCATAAACGCTTGTGCGCAGTGTGTTTCCGACCTTGCGGAAAACCGCCGCGTGACATTGCGGATGCTTTAGCAGCTGTAAAATCAGCTCTATACTGATATAGCTTGATTTGGTAGAGCCGCGTCCCCCCTTGGCAAGCAGCTCTTTTACGTTGCCCGCCTTGATTTCACGGTGGACTTTAGAAAAGCAAGGGGAAACTATATTTGACAATTTACAAGTCATCTACAATTTGCACCCCACCATCCTCTTTCTGTTCAGGCGTATCGCTCTGCCCCAGATACTGTTTGCCGAGCCAAATTGCCATATTTGCGTTTTTTTGGGCAAGCGCAAATTGATACCGACGCAGAGAACATTTTCCCTTCCCTCGCTTTTGCTTAAAAACTACGGAAAAACTATCCTTGTATGTCCTTTTGCACCACGCATCAATCGTTTTGTCCGTTACGCCAAAGAAATCGCATATATCTTCTTTTGTACACTGTAACCCGCATAGGTTTTCAAAGTGGTTTTGGTCTATCTCTTTTCGCGGGCGTCCTGTTTTTGCCATAAACGCCCTCCTTTTTCTTTTGGCGTTGAATGAACTTTTGCATGTCTCTCTTTAGGTAAGGGCTGTCTGTCTTTGCGATTATTTTTCGCGCTTCTTTAATTGTCATTTAACAGCACCGCCCTATTCCCCGTCAGGGTTTCCCATCGCTTTACAATCACATCACAGTATCTTGGGTCGAACTCCATTGCATACGCATCCCGACGGTTTTGCTCACACGCAATAACCGTCGTCCCGCTGCCAGCGAACAAATCAAGCACGGCGTCACCGCCTTTAGTGTTGTTTTTGATTTGATAATCGAAAAGCGCCACAGGTTTCATTGTTGGATGTTCTTTATTTTTTGTTGGACGGTCAAATTCCAGCACAGTTGTTTGCTTTCGGTCTGACGCCCACAAATGACCAGCACCAGACTTCCAGCCATAAAGGCACGGCTCATGCTTCCATTGGTAGTCCTGTCTGCCCATCACCATTGCATTTTTTACCCAAATAAGAACCTGCCTGACTTCCCATCCCGCCATCTGGCACGCCATTCTAAAGACATACGCCTTTGAATCTGCGTGCCAGATGTAGAATACAGCCCCCGGCTTCATCACAGAATCAGCAGACGAAAACGCAGATTGCAAAAACGCAATAAACTCATCGTCACTTTTTGCATCGTTTTCGATTTTAAGCGCGTCCTTGGTTTTCCCAGTATAGTCAACCCCATAAGGCGGGTCTGTGAGCAACATGTCTGCAAGACGCCCCCCCATAAGAGCGCTTACATCGTCGCTTTTTGTGCTGTCGCCGCACATAAGCCTGTGTCTGCCAAGCTGCCAAATGTCACCTTTTTTTGTTATTGGCTCGGATTCCTCATCCACCTCCGGCGCATCGTCTTCTACAACTTCTTCTGTCGCTTCTTCTGGGAGCCCCCAATCAAAATCAAACGCCGACAAATCCAGCTCCGGCAGTTCATCTTTCAGCAGGTCGAAGTCCCAGTCACTCTCGTTGCTTTTGTTATCCACCAGCCGCAGCGCATTTACCTGTTCTGGCGTCAAATCGTCCACACAGACACACGGTACTTCTTTGATTCCCAGCTTTTTTGCAGCCAATGCGCGGCAATGACCGATTACAATAACGTTGTTTTTGTCCACAACAACCGGCTGCACAAAACCATATTGCTTGATGCTTTCGGCAACATTTTTGATTTGCCTTGCATCGTGCTTTTTTGCGTTTTTTGAGTATGGCTGGATTTCTTCCAGCGATTTCATCACAACTTGCATAATATTCTCCTTTATGCAAAGCAAAAAACCCATGCGTTTGCATGAGCTTGATTCCCCCTAAACCCCTTTGCGCCGGAGGAAAGCGCGTTCCCGCCCTACCGGTCTCTGCTATGCCGGTCTCACCCGTTGCGGGGAGCAAATCCGCAACGTAGTTCAGCAGCACTTGTATTCCGCGCGCTTACCCGCGGTCTCTGCTTTGATGTTATGGGTTTCGGCGATGCGTAACTGCGTCAGTAACGGAGTCCGCACAAGCAGATGCCGAACGGTTTTCTCGATGTCACCGTCTAAACGTCCCCGAACTTCTCCGCTTTCAAAATCGGTGTGCAATCAGGTATGCGCCCTCTCGTTGTGGGCTGTGCACCGTCGCTGCTTCCGGTGTGTCAGGTTATCTATCGCGTTTCCTGCGCCGGGCTTTCACCGGTGGGAGCGACCCAGCATGTGCCCTCAGCCGGACTTGAACCGGCACACCAAGGCTCTTGCCATTGAGCTACAAGGGCATGTGCGGCTTGCCGTTTGCACGACCATTGTCATCATTTGTGAGGTATACCGCGCACTCTCACACAGACAGGTTGCGACCCTGCCCTCTGGTACTGCACATAGGTCTTGCACCTTTGCCGCGCCGTAGCTTGCGGAGCGCAGCGCCATTGCCGCATTGACTGGTCAGGCCCAGTTTGCAGCTGGCTATGCAGCATATAAAATGCCGGTCTTTCCCGGCTGCCAGCTATGAATAGGAGAATTGAAATGGTAAAGAAAAGAGATTTTAGCTATGCCGTAGGCTGTCCCGTTCCTACATCATCCAGCATATCTATAATAGCAGATTAAAAGTGAACTGGAGTGCACAGATTTTCAATTGCAGCGCGGTGTAATTTCTTTGCCCATCGCTCGGAAATATTTAGATTTATCGCAATTTTCCACCAATACGGGGTGCCGACAATATACCGCTCCCGCAGAACGTCCCGCTGCATTTGGTCTTGAACAGTGTTTATTGCGGTTTCAATTTCTTCCCTTTGCATTTCGGTTTCAATAATCTGCTTGTATAGAGCTTCCTGACGCTCCATGATTCTGCAAACGGCATCCTCGATTTTATTTTTACCGCCAGCAGACACCACCACGGTGGATAATGCTTTAGTGGTTGCTGTTGCCCGTTCACGTTCGCTTTGTATCTGCTGGCGCAGCTGTCGTTCATGATTCCTGCTGCGTTGGTATCTCCATAGCCACACTTTTTTTTGGTTGAATTCTTCTCTGGTCATTGTATCTCCTCTCTTCCATTTTCATGCAGCGCGGCAGCGTGCAAATATTGTCATTCTTCCACTCGCATGTCGCGCAAAGATGTTCGCGGGCGTATTCATCAACTAGTTGCTGTTTTGTCATGGGGGCACCTCCGTGGGTAGAAGTCATTTTAGAAGCCTCCTTATGATTCTATAACATGCGATGCCGATGCGGGTTACGACCAGCAGCGGCCAGAAAACAAGGCCAATAACGTTGTCTGCGCCGTCTACGGTGTCCATTCGGTCTGTGTGGTTGATGTACAGGACGGCGAGCAGGCCGCACAGGTCGTAAACACAGACGGCGGCGATAACAAGGATAATTGTCATTGGGTCACCTCCGGGGGCTTGGGGAGCGGCATCCAGTGGGTGACGGCGTCAAGGAGACCCCACTCATTGGACGCCCATCTCCCGATTTCATTGTCGTACCAGGCGAGATACATTATGCCTCTCCTAAATGCAAGCACTTCCGTTTGCTGCTTTGGCAGTCTGTATTTAACGCTTATCCAGCAGTCATCTGCGCTCACCATCCTTTTGCCGCATTCTGGGCAAAAATTATAAGCAGCGAAAGAAATTGCATTACAGGCTGAACATACAACATTTGTGCTCCCGGCGCTATCGCTTATCCAATGCGCAGTAGGTCGCAGGGATTCTGGGTCTATGGTCGGCATAATGTCAATTTCGTAAATTACGACCGCGTCAAACTCGCCGCATTCCGGCGCGTTTGGAAAACACACCTTCACGGCGCGTTTCTTTAATTCATCTGCATCAATCAGTCGCATGGCTATCTCTCACTTTCTCAAAATAGAATTTGATCGCTTTCGGATTTTCCAGCACATTGCCGTAAACGACGCCGACCTTGTAAATGTAGTTCTCTTGCAGTTTTCGCGGAATCTCTGCAATGTATCGTCTGAATGTTTCAAGGTCGTGTGCGCGTTTGTAATGGTTGCACATACGGCAGGACGGCATAAGGTTTTCAATGCCGTCCGTGCCGGAATCCTCTGGGTTCCACGCCCTCTGCGGCTTGAAGTGGTCTACCTGCATATTATTGTAGGCAATGTGGCGGCCACAGTAAGCGCAATGACCGTCAAATTTCTTGTACACCGCAACGCGGGTCTTTTTACTGATTGCCATTTATTCATCCTCGCTGTATGTCGTGATTTTATTGTGGATTGCTTCTTGAAGTTGTGTCATTCTGATATCTCCTCTACAAATGCCATGCTCTGGCGCAGATTGAGGGATTCGGGATTGAGAATGCAAGCCGGGGCGACAGCGCCGTTGAGACACGCACCAACACAGCCAAACCGACCACCAATATCCGCAGAGCGAACCATAGCCGCGCCGCATCCCGTGTCGGAATCCTCGTAACCGCAAAACCATGGTGTTGCAGTCCACACCCAACTGTCGTAGCGCCCGATGAACTCACGGTACTTTCTGTACTCGTCACAAGTCAGGATAAAAATAAAGTCCTGTACAGTGCCATAATTTCTGTCGCCGTTGTCTGCAACAAGGTCAACGGTATGTGCCAGTAGACATGTTCCACCAAAAACAGCATTATTCATATCAGATAGAACCCCACGCACATTACTGGTGCGGTAGTTGTTCCAGTTGCCCTTCAAGTCGGCAAATTTATCACTTGGGCAGAATTTTACATCTTTTGCCCACGGTTTTGCCATAATGGCCAGCAAGCCGCCGTCAGGGTGGTTCGGATCAAGGCATACCCACTCAAAATTCTTGAACATGAAGTGTTCGCCGGGGCGCAGGGTTGTGATGTTAGTCATTGTTGGTAACCTCCGTGAGCCAGTAGTCTTTGCGACACTCCAAACACCCATGTCTATGGCAATGTACGCTATTTATATTTTCTGGGTCAAATTTGCGTGGGCAAAAAATAAGAATCCCGCTTTCATCCGTTTCCGCATCGGGAAACAACTTCAAAAACTCGCTCTGGCGAGTCTTGATTGGGTTGTCTTTCGCCCATTGCTCGACTTTTGAAACTGTTTCATCGATGCTTTTAATTGAATCGTCGTCGGCCCTAACCATGCAGCCCATGTCGTCATTTTTATGGATGGGGCATTCCTTGCAGCATCTTTGATTTTTGCGCAATCTGTTTACCGTCTTGAAAAATTCAACTACGTCCATAGTCTCACTCCTTACCAATCTGCGTTTATAACCACAAAATCGCCGTTTTCTATGGCGCAATCGACCAGCATCTTAATGCTTACCCAACCGAATACATCGTGTTCTCTTGCAAAAGTTACAAGGTCTTTTGCCTGTTCGGATGTGAGCGTCATATCTTTTCCATAAAAATCGCGTTCTGGCTCTTTCTCGCGGATTTCATATGGCACATAATAGCCTATTTTTTCGAGATACTCTTTCCAGACACGCCCGCAGGAAGACTCATAGTCTTGCATTGTGCCTTTGATTGGCTTTCCGCAGTGCGGACATTTGCCCACATCGTAGCGGCTGACTGTAATATCAAATACCATAATATCAAATACCATTGCGATTACTCCTTATCCAACCCGCGGGCTACATACTGCCCATAGGTCAAGCCAAGGGCGGCGGCTTCGCGGGTACATTGCTCAATTGGTTTTATGGTTTTCTTCAGGCAGGGATGCGCAGCGGGTTTCTTGCCTTTTTTCAAAACACCGGCATCCCTGCGGCGCTGGTAGGACGCCTGCGCGCTTTTGATATTGCGCTTGCGGATTCAGGAATCGCAATAGCGCTTTGTGGGCTGTACATCCCACATGATTTTCCCGCAGGTCTTGCAGAATTTTGTTTTGGTCATAGCGGCTCCTTTGTTTTGGGTGCTTCAATGCCGATGCTTTGTAGCGTTACCTGCGCCCAGAGGTCGGCAAGCTGGTCATTGCGGTACTCGTTGTATTTATCGGCTACCGGGCCTGTCATTGCATCCTGAATCCGTTTCAGGGTGCGGGGAGAAAGACCGACCTGATAGCATGCCAGCAGGCACAGATAGGTAGCGCGGGTGGCAATGTCGTTGCGCTCCTTCATGACGGCCTCCTGCGCACGGCTCTGGATGCCCTGTATTTTAGATTCTGCATAAGCGTCTATGGCTTTTTGCATGGCCGGGGTGGGATGAAGTCTGGCTTTCATGGGTTCACTTCCTCTAATGTTAAACTTACTTTGTATGTTCCCTTTAAGACTGATACAATAGCAGCCAGCGTTTCAGCCGTGTATACGCCTTCAACCTTCTGCACGATTTTTTCGCTTTTTGCTTGGGATTTTTCATTTTTTTGTACATCGTCATGTGCCTTTTTAAAATCCATTGCTGTGGGCGACAAGTTTTCGATATAATACTTGATTTTTTTTACATTGGCGGCGACAAGGGTGTCATGGGCAGCTTCCGTTAAGTTCGTGAGGTCTACTTTGCGGCGGGTCGGCATATAGAACACCGTGGCGACGCGGTAGCGGCCCGACAGCGGGGCTTTCGGCTTTGGGGCGAGATACCCACATGGCGGCCTGTTCGTACTTCTTGTACTGCCTGCTGGGGGCGATGAACGGCTTGCCGGTACGATGGTTGGTAAGTATCTGCTGGGAGTTCTTCTTGGTGATAGGTGGCAGGGAGATAATGTATTTTTGGATCATAAATTGCCCCACTGTTCTGCCATTGCTTTTGCAATACCAAAAAATGTTTTAGACCTCTCTTTCTCATGACCGCTGCCCAACAACCATATCCTGGCTCTCTCTTTTTCTGGCAATGTCATCATGTATTCGTACACATTATTGGTTTCGCGCAGTAGTGAAAGATTCTTTAACCATAGGCACGTTTTCTTTTGCTCTGGGTGTCCGTACTGCCAAGGATTTATAATTTGGTCAGGCTTTCGATATAGAGTGCTCATAATCGAAACAGGATTTTCAATCGCAATATGTTCAATCGGCGCCTCGGCAAACTTCAGAAAAAACGCTGCCGCATCATATTTCAGGCTTAAAGGCTTTACGCCCTCACTAAACCATCTCATTCCGGAAACCGCCAAATGCGTGCAAGGCGGGTGTGCAATCAGCAAATCCCACTTGCCTACATCATGAGCCTTGCCGTCCATCGTTACGATTTGCCCCCCATCGATTGCTTTCAGGGCATCACCTAAAATATGCCATTCCGGGTGTCCTCCAGACGGTTCCTGGATGTCACAGCTGTACGCTTCATGTCCGCGTTCTCGGAACGCCTTGCAGACTGTCTGCGATTCTTCACAGGCAACTAATACTTTCACGGTGCTATCTCCTTTACTTTCGCGTAAAATTTCTCGCTGTACAAAATGTCCAGCAGGCGGGGATTTTGGGTGTAACCTGCGGTGCGCAGGGCGGCTTCGGCGTTCC